AACTTTCCTTCGCAGTACTACTCGCGCCTACCGCTAAAAAACTCCAGTGCTTTGGGTTCATCTTAATAATGAACACATCAATGCTATCATCGGGATTTAGGTTTGCGTCTAAGTCAAATAAGTCTGTGTCAACAGCTAACGGGTTTTTGTAACGCAAGCGACATTTATCTCGCTTGTATTCCTCAACCCCTACGAGAAAAACTTTGGAAGTTCCATTAGCCACAACGTTCGCCACATGAGCAGCAGTAACGAGGTAGTCATCTGAGCGCCAGAAGAGACCAATAACTCTGAGCCCAATTGGGCCTTCTGTCTCGGATTCCTCAACGCAGATCGCTCCTACGTTTCTTTTACTACTTGGGTATAACGTGGACCCTGGTAATGCCATCTCGTCAGCTATCGCTTGATTCGTCATATCACGATGATCATCTACATCTACTGCATTGTGGATAATAGTATGTGTCTCGCCATTGATGATAAAGTCGGTAACCCAACGTTCTTTCTTCTCATCGTACCGCTTGCCAATGTACTCCGGCTTCTTATCTGTCATCTTTTTGATGAGTTGGTAGGGTCTGAAGATTTTTCCAATTGAGCGGCACATATGTGCCAAGATCCGATAAAAGAACCATAAACAAAGTGACATCATAATCAAGTCGAGAAAAGCCTGAGCTTCTAACGACAACACTCGATGTCTTGCGAATGCAAGTTGGTACACTTCAAAGACTAAGTACTCGGCAAAAGTGTAAACAAGCGAAATTAATTCCTTGAACACCTGCAAAGCCACATAAGCCTTAAGCCACACCAACTTCAACAAACACGAAACTCTGCCTGTAGGGGTCGTATGATCGAACCACATGCACTGCGCATCGCCTTCAACGGCGGCGGCTTCAACGCGTCCAACAAGGATCATAACAGTTAGAACACTTCGAAGTTCAACCATTACTCTCTTCATACGGTACACCGTCTTAGCAAACCAATGCTGTTCCAATGGCCTAAAAAACATGTCAGGGCATTGGAGCACACGGAAAGCGTACGCCTTCCAAGTGACAAAAGTCAGGTAAGTCTGAATAGTACTCTCCCATCGTCTCGGGTGAACATAGTCTCGAGCCCACTTCTCATGGGCCATCGCCATCTGTATGACTGCGAGTGGAAGTTGCAAATACGCGGCGATCATGCTCTGTTGCGTGAGCGCGTTGTAGTGCATCTCCCAAGGATCGCTTCGCATAAGTGCGTTGGCATCCACAATGTGGGAATACTTGCTCTCCGTACTACGGCAGGCAGTGTCAATACCCAGCGTTTCCTGAAGGAAGACCCATTTAGCACATAGTCGTGAATATACGAGATGGATGGACAGGGCATGATCATCGCTGTTCAGCCCCGTCTGCCCATGCACGTACTCGAAAATGTGTCGGGTCACGTCACTTGGGAGTCGCCCTTCCTTCCCAGGCTCCTCAACTCTTCTTGCTCTTTGGCTAGTTGCCATTGTGCTTGACGTAAAAAC